CTGCTTATTGAATTGTATAATTTACCATCTTTATTATTCTCTTTATTTGTTCCTGTTATTAAATTTAGCTTAGCTAGGTTAACAATATTTTCTGCTGCCTTATCAATAGCAATCATTAATTCAAAAGATTTATTTGTTTTTTTCATTAGCAAATATAAATGTCGTTGTATATCATTATATCCATTGTCGCTGACCAACCAGCCAATTGGTTCTCAAACCTATCGTAGAAAGGCTCTAAGGTAGGATTACCGCTGAGTTGATACATGTCAGTATATAGTGTTCCTTTTCTAAGTCTTTGAATTAATCTATTTAGTACTGCTAGTTGAGTATTTAATATATCTTGAACATCATTGTTTCCTGTAAATCTATCAACAGTAAAGTCTTTTGATTGGTTTACTACATCACATGCAAGAATAGTAATATTAAAATTTAATACATTTTCATTGTCTATTACACTATTTATTATAATATGTCCAAGGGGGAATATGTCTTGCTTGTTTAAATTAACATCAGTTATGTCTCCTGTTGTTACTGTATTAATATTTTTATCAGATAGTAACTCCGTTTTGATTGTTTCTGTTAATTGATAAAATCCTCTTACTCCTTGATTTGCCATTATTTAAAATTCTTTTTTATTTGTTTTGATTCTAATTGATTTTTGTCTTTCATAAACGACAACATCATAAAACATTCGTGAACACCTAATTTTGTGATATCTTTAAATCTTGTAATATCTCCTTGAGAGAGCCCATAAATTGACTGATACCAACCCCATTTTTTTGAGAAGTTAGATACTGCGTCAAGGCTTGCTTGTTCTTCCCCTCCTCCTGAAAAGAGTTCGTCATAGTTTTCGACAAGTCTATTCCTAAATTCCACAAAAAAAAAATTGAAGACATGACTGCATCCATTGGCATGTTTAATAACTTTTCTTCTGTTCCTAATTCATAATCTTTAATAGCATATTTCTCTTTATATCCTGCAATGATTGGTCTATATAAAACATTCATTGCCTTTTCCATGTTGTCCCAGTCACTAATAAAAGTATCTAAGTCAATGTATTCTCCTAATGTCAATTCGTCTAACTCAGGATGAAAGCCATACTCAATTTTATCTATTTTAAATTTTCTAACTAACATGGGTTTGGTTTCAAACATATCAGAAAGTAAATCAATTATTTCTTGACTATCTTTTACCTTTAATAAAATGACTTTTTCAAATGGCATGTTACAAAATATTTCTATCATTTTTGCACTATAGAATTTAGATTCTGTTTGACCTTTTTCTATTTTTAAAAAGTGCTTATATTGTTTTAAAGTAATATCTGCTAATGATGTAGGTATAGTAATTTTCATATATCTATATAACGTATTTATTAATGAATTTTATAATAGTAAAAGTAATAAAAAAAAGGCAGCTATTTCTAGCCGCCCTAATGATGTAAGTTTTCCCAAGTTATTCTTACATCATATCTGCTTCGTAACAACCATTAGAACAATAATCTTTATCGTGGTTCATTGGTTTACCACATACTCCACATTCAAATTCTGGTTGTTCATGTGGGTTTAAGAAATCGTCCCAACTCATTTTATTAAAATTAAATCAAATTTATCAGCCACATAATTAATATGTTTTTGTGTTGTTTGTGACCAATAACCTAATTGAATTAAATCATTGTTTTCAATGGTTGCTACGTGTGTTGTGTAACTCCATACTTGATTGCCTCTAATACTTAAATTTTGTTTGTACTTGTCTAATGTTCTCATTTTTTTGTTTATTTAATTATTAATTAATCTATTATTTCAAATAATGATTTATTGTCTAGTATATATTTAACATACCAATCATAAAATCCTCTAGTTTTTCCTAATAATATTTTACCAATTGTTGAATCTCTACTTACTTTATTTGTTGTTTTCATGTTGTTTATTTTAAAAATGGTCATTTAATCTTTTATTTACTTCAAGCAAATCCATCATGTCTTTTTCAATTTTTTCAACTTTTTTGATTTTGCCTCTTTTCATAAAATCTTCTCTAACCATTAATAAATAATTAAAATAATCTTTGTCTAATGTTTTCATGTTTGTTTTTTTAAAGTTAATATTAAAATGTTATAAAATTAATCGCTTCTTCTCCACAAGGAACACCATCTATTAATATTTCATAATTTGGGTCCATACCTGAACTTTTTATGTTGTTTATTAATTCATCAATTGAATTAAATTTTTTTGTGTAATACTTGCAATCTAATGTGTATGTTTTTGTCATCTTGTCTGTTTTAATATAAGCTTTATTGCCTATGACTTAATATAAGGAAATTAATTCATATTAACAAATATATTAACAACTATTTTTAATTAATTGTATACTTACCAAAGTTTGGTCTTGACAATATGGAGTATGTTGCATAACGACAGGGGTCGATTATATGATTGTGTTTGTCTTCAGGAACATTAATTAGTCTGCCTGACTTGTCTTCTTTCCATTTATAGTTTCTAAATTCAGAAATGGCATTAGAAGATGTTGTAAGTATATGAATTTTATATCTTTTTAATAAATCAATTCCTGCATTGATTGAATCCTTACCTTTTATACTTGGGAATATATTATGTCCCATCCTCCTTAATTCGCTGATTAGTCTAGGCTCTGCGCTATCTGCATAAATTGGATTAGAATCTAAATTCTCATCTCTTAAAAACTTATTAATATCGCTAGTCGTCATCTGTGTTCTATACAAATGTTCTTTGACATATAAATTATGTCCCATTGTAAAAACTGAAACTAAAGTACTTGGGTCATTGGAGTAACCAAAATCCATTCCGTATGCTATTAAAATTGCATCAACAGGTATCTGATTTACTTCTGTATACTTGAATATAGTGCTCTTACTTGCAGCTCTTTCACCCAAACCATATATTTGCCAATACTGGTCATCTGTGTCTCTTAATCGTTCTATTTCGCTTTTAATGGAATCTTCTACAAATGGATTATCTAAGTATGTAGTTTTAAAAAATGCACAATCTTCTCTAGGTAATACCTTATCATATATCCAATGATATTCATCTGATGGATTAAAGTCTAATATAATTTGTTCTTGTGTTCTAAAAACCAGTTGTTGCCAATCTTCAAAATATAATTCGTTACCCTCATTAATAAATAATAAATCTCTTTTCCTTCCTCTAATCTTTTGTGGTTGGTCTAATGAAATAAACTCTATAAGGTTACCAAATAAAGTATATTCTGAATTAGATTTATTATGATACTTCTCGCTATAACAATTATATTCCTGTAGTATAGACATAAAATCTCTCATTACTGTTGCCCTTAAACTAGGAAATGATTTTCTACATATAGTAATAACCTTACCATTATTCTTAGTACAATATTCAAATATAATCCATAATATAATATTATAGGTTTTACCTGACCTTGTTCCTCCTTGCTCTACTACTATTTTTTTTTTGTTTCCTAATAAATGTTCGTAGACAACATTAGTCTTTATCTTTAGTTGAGCCAATTATTTCAATTTGAAAGTTAGTAGGCATACCTTCTGCTCCAGTTATTTCTTGTCGCTCTATGTAACCTCGATTTTTACCTTTTGTTTTTAAATAGAATATTGTAGCACTTGTATTGCCTCCTTGTATTTGTTTATGCAATTGACTTTCTGCAAAATCAATAGCAATGTTTTGAATGTCATCTACTTCTTCTTTAAATTCAATGTCATTATTACAATAATCATAATAAGTAGACCTATGTATTCCTACGTTTTTACATGCAGTTGTAACAACTCCTAACGATTGTTCTAATGCTAATAGCAGTTTCTTTTTTATAGTGTCGGATTTGTCGGTCATTTGATTGCATTTAAAAATTCTTGTCTTACACTTGCATCTGTTTTAAAGACACCTATTAGTTTAGTTGTTGTCGTGTGTGTATCATGTTTCTTTACTCCTCGCATTTCCATGCACATATGTTTAGCAGTCAGTTGAACTCCTACTCCTATTGGTTCTAATTCATTAAATAAAAACTCAGCGACTTGCATAGTAATACGTTCTTGATTTTGTAATCGTCTAGCAAATGTTTCTAATGTTCTAGACAATTTTGATAACCCAACAATTCTTTTATTTGGAATATATGCTATTGTCGCAGTTCCAAAAAATGGTGCTATGTGATGTTCACATAATGAATGAAAAGGTATATTTGTTTGTACTATCATTTCGTCGTATCCTTCTCCTTCAAATGTAGTACACTTCCATTTAGGTGGATTTAAAAACTCTTCAAAGAATTTAATAAATCTTTTAGGTGTGTCTTTTAATCCTTCTCTATTTATATCTTCGCCAAAATGTTGTAGTAATATTTTAACACTTTGTTCTGCTAATTTGTTTTTTTTATATCTCATATTAAACACCTGTTTTTTTATTCCATATTTCAATATGCAATCTAGTTGTAAAGTTTAAATAATTATCTTTTGCTAATTCAACTACTCGTTCTTTGTTTACATTTAATAGTTCTTGATTCTCTCCTGCTGGCATTAAATAAACTTTTTCTCTTGTTATAATTGGTAAGTAATCATTTTGTATCTCTTCCCATTCTTTTTCTGCATTAACTACAAATTTAAAGATTGTGTTTTTACTATCTAATGTTTTTAATACATCAGCTTTAAATGCCATTGCTTTATCCATTCCACTATTATTTAGCTTAGGACTACAATTCCATAAATGTATGTGATATAGTAAAAATTCATTAGGCATTATTGTTCCGTTTGTTTCTACTTCAAAATAAGCATTAGCATTTATATTATGTTTTATATACTTAATGAATTCTTCTAACCCTGCTTGTTGCATCATAGGTTCTCCTCCAGTCAAGATAATATGTGCATTATTTTTAATTGCTTTAATACAATCGTCTGGTAATATGTCTTTAAATTCTTTTGATTTTGCCTTCATCCAAACCTCTACACTATCACATCTCCACTCCGCTCCGTTATGTAGTTCTCCATCAAATTGAGTTCCCATACCTCCACACATTAAATTACATCCTCCTAATCTTACAAACACACTAGGTATTCCAACGGTCTTTCCTTCTCCTTGGATTGAATAAAAAACTTCACTTATTGCTAATTTATTCTTCATATATTATTTTACTACTTTTTGTTTCTGCAAATTCTATTTTTACAATAGGCAATCCTGCTTCATTTTTAATTCTATTAAATAACCAAATAGACATATTTTCTGCTGATGTTTCAAAAGGAACAACTTTAAATTCTTCTCCTGCTAATTCAAATATTTTAACAAGTGGGTCGTCTTCACATAATAAGAATTGATGGTCATATTCTTTTATGATTGGTTCTACTAATTTATCAATATCACTAAACAACATAGTAATTCCGTTCTTCATTTCTCCAAATTTGAAAGTACAAGTAACATCATAAGTATGACCATGAGGTCTACCACATTTCTCTCCTGCTGATTTATTTCTATGTCCTGCATAAAAGTAATATTTTTTTTCTATTTTCATTATAGTGTATCGTTTGAGTAATCATTATAATTTACTTTTAATGCATTGTGTTTAGTAAAACATAAGACATTAAACATATTACCATCTACAAAAACACTGTCTGTTTCTTTTAAATCAAAAACATTTTTATCTTTTAATCTATATATAATATGTGCTCTTACTTTTATATTAGGAGTTAAATATTGATAAGTATCTTCAGTAACTTCTATTGAAATAGGATGTTTTAATAATAAACTTTCTATTGTTTTTGCTGCATTTTTTTGTTTCCAAAACTCTACAGTAAAATATAAATGTTGAACTTCTTTTGTAATTACTCCAACTTTGTTTCTATTAAATAAAGTGTATAAACCAAATAGCCTACCCTCTACTTCTTTTCCGTACCAATAATCTTTTCCTCTCATTTTAATAAATTTATCATGTTTTTAAAACTACTATTATATTTGTTTTTATAAGTTGAAGATATTATATAATCATCTGTTAAATATTTTTTTACTGTATTTATATCTCCTCTTTTAAATAAACATTCACTAGGCAACATTTCTGGGTAACATAAATCATAAGGAGCTACTACTCTACAATTATATAACAAGGCTTCTCTTAAAGTATAACCAAATGTTTCTTGGTATGCAGTTGATAAATAGTATTTTGCTTTAGACAAATAATTATAATATTCTTTCTTTGTTAAATTATTTACATAAGTAACATTGTTAGGTAAATCATAGTCACATTCTTTATTAGATGAAGAGGTAACAATAAATTTTTTGCTAGGCATTGACTGAGCTATTTTAAAAAAATCTTCTACTCCTTTTTCTTTTGATAATCTATGTGGAAATATAACATAATCTTCTTTTAATTTATAATGAGGCATAGTTTTAAAAGCTTCTTTATTATTCCAAACACAACCAGTTACTTTTATTTTGTTTTCTTTTATACTTAAATACTCAGAAACTTTATTTTTATGATACTTACTACCTACTATAATTAAGTCACATACTTCATGATAACCTTTTTCTATATAATCACTCCAAGTATTTAATTTTTGTACAAAATCAGCTTTGTCTGACCTTCCTGCATGATTAAATGCTGCAACTTTTATTTTTATATCTTGTAGTTCTGACATGTATTTAACAGAGTCTAGTCCAGGAAAAAATATGTCTGCAAAGAAAAACCAATCTCCTTCCTTAATTAAATTATCTTGAAAAGCTTTACTAATCATTTGTATCTGTTTAGCCTTAAACTCAATTGTTCTTTCTATATCTAAAAACTCTCCTTTATTAATTTTTTTTTGTTCCCAATTTTCTGGATAATAAGATTTAACTAATCCTGATTTATTTACAATACTATTCATTAGTACTGTATATCTTTCTTCTAAGTTTTCTAATGGTATAAAATGTATCATAATTTTATTATTGCTCCGTTTTCATTGTCTTCTAACACCTCTACTAAATCTGCATTAAATTCTTCTAAAATTAATTCAGCTATTGACTCACAACTATAATTGTTAAAACAATGTGTTCTTTCTGATTCTATATAAAATTTACGTTTTAAAAAATCATTGATGTTTCTTTTAAATTGTATTATTTCTATATCTCTTTCATTATGTGAAACTTCTTTAATAACTCGAATATGAAAAATATGTCTATGTACATTTTTTAAAAAATTAACCTCATCTATATTACATTGAGACCAATAATGAGTTCCTTCTATTTGTGTTTTAATTACTATTAATTTTTGATAATTTCTCATTTCATTATCTGTTTGTATTTTTCATAAGTTAAAGTTTTTTTATTCATTGCTTCATTTAATGTAAAAATATTCTTTGCTTGTGCAGTATTGTTAACTGCAAGAAATAAATTAACACCTAGTTTTTTACTATATATTTGATACTCAATAAAGG